GAGTATAAATAATTTTACACTTAAGGATCCTTTTAATATGAAAAATAAGAAACAAACCATTTCAGAAGCCGCCATGCAAGCCATGGGTCTAGGCGATTACGATGCAACCGGCAAGGGTTCCGTCGATGCAACCGGAAAGGGCTCAATGACCGCCCCACCAGTTGCCACGGGCGCTGTTGCCGTTCCCGGAGTTCCAGCCCCAATCGTCCCCAACTCAATGGGCATGATGGGTAAGGCTGCTCCAGCAATGTCCGCTCCTGCTCAATCTTCCGGAGAGGAAGAGGAGACAGAGGAAACAGAAGAAGAAGAGCCCACCGAAGTCGAAGAAAGCGTTGAAGATCAGGAAATGATCGCAGAAGCCCGCGCACAATTCCGCGCTGCTCTCGCTTCATTGCTCGGTGAAGAAGTCGCTTCAGAAGAACTCGTCAGCAAACTAGAGGCAATCTTTGAAGCCGCTGTCACAGACCGCGTTGAAAAGACTGTTGCCCACATCGTTCAGGGTGTTGACGGCAACGTCAAGCAATATCTTGAGAATGTCACCGAATCTCTCGTAGAGAAGGTAGACGACTACCTTGACTACGTAGTCGAAGAATGGATGACAGAAAACGCTGTAGCCGTTGAACAAGGCATCAAGACTCAAATTGCCGAGAACTTCATCAGTGGTCTAAAGAACCTCTTTGAGAACCACTACATCGATGTTCCCAACGAGAAGTACAATGTTCTTGATGAACTTTACGCTCAAAACCGTGAGTTGGAAAACAAACTCAACGAGTCCGTAAATGTCAGCATTGAACTCAAGAAGCAAATCGAATTGACTGAATGTGCTGGAATCTTTGTCGCTGAGACAAGAGACCTCGCAGACACTCAAATTGCCAAACTTCAAAATTTAATGGAAAATGTTTCTTTCGCTTCAGTCGATGAATATCGTGAGAAACTAACTGCCATCAAGGACAATTATCTAAACACCGCAAGTCGCGCTCCAGTTCGTTCCGTTGAGCCAGAGCAAACATTTGCACCAGTCAAAACTGCCCCGACTACCCTCGTAGAAGGTTACGTCGGTGCGTTGGGTAGACTCAATAAAAAGGTCTAAATTTCACTATTACTAAATATTTACACTCACAGGAGAAAACACTAAAATGCAATTCGCAGAAAATACACCATATGACGTTTTAACAGAAAAATGGGAACCAGTGCTCGGCCACGATGCACTCCCCAAGATTCAAGATGACTATCGCAAGAAAGTCACTGCCGTCCTTCTAGAAAATCAAGAGCAAGCTCTTCGTTCACAACACTTGACCGAAGACATGAGCTCCAACAACTTGGGCATGCCTATGAATTACCAGAACAATCCAACTGTTGCTGGTTATGATCCCGTGCTCATCTCGTTGGTTCGTCGTGCTATGCCAAACTTGATGGCCTATGATATCTGCGGCGTTCAACCAATGACCGCCCCAACTGGCCTCATCTTTGCCATGCGCGCTCAATATCAACTTCAAGGAGCCAAGCCCGGTACATACGCTTCCGCAAATGAAGCAATGTTCCAAGAACCACAAGCCGAATTCGGCGGTTCGGGTTGGACACTCTCGGCTGCATTCCAAGCCAGCAGAGGTCTTTCCGCTGGTTGGAACTACGGTGCAACATTTGAAAACATTTACCGCACTGCAGGTACTCTTGATAGCCTTCGTGGTATTCTAACCTCAAACGGCGAAGGTCTCGGTGGTGCGCCAACAACTCCAGGTTACGGTACTTGGAACCAAATGGCCTTCTCAATCGACCGTGTTGCCGTACAAGCCAAGACCCGCGCTCTAAGCAGCAACTACACCGTCGAATTGGCACAAGACCTCAAGGCTGTTCACGGTCTAGACGCTGAAGCCGAACTCGCCAACCTTCTCAGCACCGAAATTCTTGCTGAGATCAACCGCGAAGTCGTCCGCAGCATCTATTATGTTGCCAAGACTGGTTCACAACAACCCGATCTCCTATCGGCTGGAACCTATGATCTTGATGTTGACTCAGACGGTCGTTGGTCTGCTGAACGCTTCCGTGGCCTCAGCTTCCAAATCGAACGTGAATGCAACACCATCGCCAAGGAAACCCGCCGTGGTAAGGGTAACTTCATCATCTGTGACAGCGATACCGCTGCTGCTCTAGCCATGTCTGGCTTCATGAGCCTCAGCCCCGCAATCGCTCCTCAGATCAATGCTGATGATACCCAAAATACCTTTGCTGGTATCCTCTCTGGCAAGATTCGCGTCTACATTGACCCCTATAGCCCAGTTGGACTAAACTTCTTCGTCACTGGTTATAAGGGTGAATCTCCCTATGATGCTGGTCTGTTCTACTGCCCATACGTACCGCTACAAATGGTACGTGCAGTAGATCCCAACAATTTCCAACCCCGTATTGCATTCAAGACCCGTTATGGTGTTGTAGCCAACCCATACGTCCTTGACAGCAGCAATATTCCTGATGGAGAGAAGTTGACCAAGGGCTTGAACCAATACTACCGTATTACTCAAGTCAAGAATCTACACGGTAACACCATCTGATTCATAACTTAACCTAACCTTCGAAAACCTCCCGAGAAATCGGGAGGTTTTTGTTTTACCATAAATATTTCTATGAGTCTCTGTTCATCAAACATTAATCCACTCTACAACAGTTATTTTCGTCTGATATTTGGTCGTGGAACCAAGCAGATGGAACTAATGTGTCAGCGTGCAAATTTGCCTGGAATATCAATTCCAGATCAAAATCAGCCAACAGTTCTTGGTGTGACCATTCCTGTTCCAACCATGAGTGCAAATTTTGAATTATTGAATGTTGAATTCATTGTGGATTCAGATCTTACAAACTGGAAAAATTTGTATTCTTGGATCCGAAATATTACAAACATTACAAATGATGTGGATCACAATCTCTTATATCAAGATTGGCATCATTTTGCAAATCTTTATTTGTTTGATCCTTCAAATAACTGCGAAGTTTTGCAAACAACTTTTCATTACATCATTCCAGTAAAATTAAATGGCTTGGTATTTCAGGCCGATAGTAGTGATGCCATCATACAAAAAGCCACATGCAGTTTCAAATATTCATATTACGACATGTGGATAGATGGACAGGATGCAGTGCCCTCTGATGTCAGCGACGAAAATTAAAGATAGTCATTAGGGTTATCTGACCAACTTTCCGGATCCTCTGGTGGGCTCTCCGGTTTATAAGGCAGTTTATTGGTCTCTGGTTTCGTTTTACGGCGTTTCTTTCGCTTGGGTGGCTTCGGAGGCGTTTCCTCCTCCTCGGGGCTTATAAACGATTCTACGTCGGCTTCTTCTTCTTCTCCATCATCTCCCAAATCTACTCCAGCAGCCTCAAAATTTTCCATTAAATCATTAATAAACCCGACAAAATCTTCATTGTTGAAAAGATCATTTAAAAGTTCCAAACCTTGTTGATTTCCAGTACCGTAAACATTGTTTGGTGCGATTGCTGATTTTGGATTGTCTTGAATTAACACCAAATATGCTTCATACATTGATGTCAGTTCGTCTGTGGGTGTTCCCATATAGACAATTGAGTTACGAGGAACCAAAATTTCAAACCCTTTGATGTTGTAAAGATAATTGACAAGTTTGACGAATTCCATGATATCACCTTCAGGAGTCTTTGTTGCATAGTTCTCCATCAAGGCAGGCATTCTCAAACTAATTTCGTGTTGGGACACATCCTTGACCAGACCAATTAATTCCTCTCCCGTAAGCAACCTAACAACTCTAAGTGTGCCTGAAAGAGGATTTTCAGGAAGTGAATCGGACATAGGATGTCCTCCTACTCTTATTTATTTTTTCCAAGGTCTGTAAAAGACATCGAATGAACGGTGTAATCAAACTTTTCTTTTTTGTAAATCTTCACACGCTCTTCGAAATGTCTGTAGATATGATTTTTGTGAGACTTCCAACAAAGATCGTCAACAATATCATATACTTTGAGTGTTTTCTTTTTCTCTGACACTCTAAGACCACGGCCAATGCTTTGAAGCAATCTTATAATCGATTTAGTAGGTGAAGCAAAAATAATATTGTCAAGATTGACAATGTTGATGCCAGTGCTAGTCGTACCAAAACTGGCCACCAGAATGGCGTTTGATTCTTTGTCGATGACTTTACGGATGTATTCTCTTGAATCTGCTTCTGTTTTTCCGTGTATGAGATATATTTTGCGATCCGTTCCCGCTGCTTCCAAGAGAGCTGCGAGTGGTTTACCGTGGTCTTCGACGTAATTAAAGAGGACAAGGGTATTCCCCTTGGTGCGGAGGGCGAGTTCTTTGATGAATTCGTTTCGCTTTTCATTCGTTACGATCCATTTCAATTCATCAATGTATTTTTGTTTCTTGATGAATTGCTTCTCCTCATCATTATATTTAAGAATTATGCAATCTATGCCGAGTTTTGCAAGCAATCCTTTGTTCATCAACCCCTTGGTTTGAATGAACTGAATCGCAGGACCAAGAATGCCTTCGATGCTAAGTCGATGAGCCTGTGCCTGATCTAGCGTACCTGTAGTACCAATTCGAAACCAAGCCTTTGAGAGTTTTTGACCAATGAAGTTGATTGATTCGGCTTTGGCTTGATGACACTCATCGAAGAAGACGGCATCGAACTGGTCAAACCAAGTCTTTGGGAGTTTGTATATCGACTGCCATGTAGAAACCACAACCTGTCTGTTGAGTTCCTTTTCTGCCCCAGCCATGATTTTTTGAATGTACTTCTTGCAGGACCAAGACTTGTCGTTCTTTGAATAGTCAAAGAAGTCTGATTCCATCTGATTCACCAGACCAACCGTGGGAACTAAAATAAGTATTTTCCGATCTGACTTTAATACGGATTGAAGAAACCGGACCAAGACGTATATGATCAAACTTTTGCCCGAACCAGTAGGAGAAATCAGCACGCATCTGTGTTGATTCAAAGCATGCAGTATGGCCTGCTGTTGATGAGAATGCATTTTCACTGCTTGTTTCTTTACCGAAACCTGCAATGTATCGTAGAACTGTAAAAGTTTGTCCTCCGTGATGCATAGAGGATTTTTTGTCTCTTTAATATTTAGTTGGTATTGTCGTTCTTTACAAAATTTTTCTAGATAAGTTTTCAATCCACGGGGAAGAGTGGAAGAAAGAATGTCGAACAATCTTATTCGCCCATCCCAAATTCTTTTTTTGAATAAAGGCATATATTGAGCACCTGGAACCATGAATGAAAAATAGTCCCTTAACTCTTGTTTTATGCCTTTGTCGGTCTTCACATAATACCGAACTTCATCAATAGAATCAACTTCAATATCCACATAATATTTAGACTATGCCATTCATCATTTTGTTCCACTCAATGGCAGACTTGATGGCAAAGTTTCTATTATTGAGTGCTTTCAAAAATTCTTCCACCATTTTAATTTTAATTTCTGTGACAGAAATTTTTGACTTAAGTTCAATTAGTTTTGGATCTGCGTCCATGAATTTATCAACATCTGTCTTTAAAATATCCAATTCAAACGGTTCTTCTTTCCAGTCTGCAAGTTCTTCTTCAGAAGCCTTGCCAGTGTAAATTTTCCATTTACGCAAACGCAAAATGGCAAAGTCATGTTGGTACTTCGTCAAAAGTAATTTAAGATCCGTAAGTTGATTAAGATACTTGGAGTGTATTTGAGGTATCTTAAGAGACTCTATACCTAGTTCTGTAGAGTCTATTTGAGAGTCTTTAGTTATAGAGTTCTTTAGTTCTTCTAGATTCATCTTTAGTATTGTTCTTTAAAGTTCTTTTTAAGAGAACTATAGAGTATCTTTAGATAAAGTCAAATAAATATATTTGACATTTCTTTATTATGTCTTATATTATTGTGAGTACTTATGGCAAAACTATTAATCAAATTTCCAACCCGTAATAGACCTGAAAAATTTAAAAAAGTCTTACAAAGATACATCGATGGGCTTTCCGGCAAACATGATGTAAAATTTGTAATAACAATGGATCATGATGATTCAACGATGAATACGCCAGAAATTAAAGACTGGTTGAATTCATTGCCTGTAAAAATTAAATACAACTATGGACATTCTAAATCTAAAATTGAAGCAGTCAATGCTGATTTAGAAAATGAAGACGCAGATGTGCTGCTACTAGCGTCTGATGACATGGTACCACAGTTAAAAAACTACGATGACATTATTTTTGATTGTTTTCGACAAGTCTTTCCAACATTTGATGGTGCAATAAAGTTCCATGATGGGTTGAGAAATGACGATCTGATGACATTGTGTGTGATGGGTTGGCCTCTATACAAGGAATTTGGATACATTTATCATCCAGAATACACCTCTGTATATGCTGACAATGAACAAACAATTGTTTTGAAAAAAATGAATAAGTTTGCGACATCTGATACTTGTATTATCAAACATGATTGGTCTCCAGAACCATGGGATGACCTTCATGCAAGAAATGAAAATTCTGAAATGTATCAAAAAGACAAATTGATTTTTGATAAACATATGAAAGAATTGTTTGCATGATAAAGTATTTGACATACTTGAATAGTGGATGTAAAGACATATGTGACAACATGTTGTTGTCTGCATCTAATGTAGGTATATTAAAAGATCAATTTAAAATTATTGCGTTTGACAAGCCAATTTATGATTATTATTCCAATAAAGGAATTGACATTGATCTATATGTAGATTCACCTGAAGAAAAATATCATGAATGGAGTTGGGATATTGATTCTAAATTTAGACATTTAGTAAAAAATAAGTGGTCTATTATAAAAAATCAATATACAAAGTATAAAAACTTGGTTTGGTTAGATACTGATGTTGTATTTTTTAAAAACCCTCTAGAACAATTAAAGAATTGTTTGGTACCAACCTTTCAAGTTGATTATCCAGTTGCATGTGCATGTACTGGATTTATGTATTTTCCAAACAATAATTTGAGTGAAAAAATTGTAAACGACCTAGGATCGCAAAATACAGAAGACGATCAATTGATTTGCAATAGTTATTTGAGATCAAATGCTATACAAAATCAAATCAAGTTTTTTGATTTAAATTTGTTTCCAAATGGAAGTTATTTTTACGACCACAAAGGAACTGATAAAAATACGGCCCTTATTTTGCATTGTAATTATATCTTGGGTTTAGAAAACAAGATAAATAGATTGAAAGACATCGGAGCTTGGTATTTGTGATTTATTCTAGAGAAGATTTAAGACCAACACCACGATATCCAACTTATCCTCCGTACCATGTTGGGGATTATTTGGAAGATTATTTTTACAATAAATTTGTTGAAAAAAAATTAACGTTAACTAGAGACTACATTGGTATCAGTTGGACAACTTTATACTGTCAAAACCAAGATCAACAAATCCAATCATTTTTAAATAGTTTGGATTCAAGTAAAAAGTATTTTACTGTCTGTCAGCATGATGATGCTCCACGACACATTCTTCCACCTGACACAATTTGTTTCTCTGCGGGTGGAAATGTAAACGGACCAAATATAAAACCAATTCCGCTTATTTGCTCTTCTATACCAATAAAACCCATTGAAACCAAAAAACAATACTTAGCCTCTTTTGTTGGTTCAATGACTCACCCAATAAGAGCAAGAATGGCTCAAAAATTACAATATTTGTCAGATTACAAAATATTGATAAAAATGTGGAACCCCACGGTTGAAAAATCAGAAATGGATGTTTTTTTTAATTTAGCAAGTCAAAGCAAATATTTACTATGCCCAAGAGGATATGGTCTAAATTCATTTAGATTGTACGAAGCATTTCAATTAGGGTGTGTTCCCGTAATTATAACAGATAAATTCTTCTTACCTTGGACTGATGAATTAAATTGGAATGATTTTTCTGTATTGATTGATGAATCAAAAATCGATCACATTGATGATATATTAAGAAATATAGATGATGATCAATACAATAAAATGATCACAATTGGAAAAAATTTGTATCCAAAGTACTTTACTTTAGATGCTTTAGTTGAAAATATTACAAAAAGATTATCATGAAAAAAATATTATTTGTCATAGCCAATTATTCAGACTGGAAGCAAAGGTTTTTTGAAAACAATTTTTCTCCAAGAAATAAAAAATTTGCTGATATGCACGGGTATGAGTATATCGTAAGTTCCGGTGGGCTTTTGTTCCGAAATAATCCAACTTGGTGGAAATTTACACTTGTCAAAGAAATGATTGACAATGGTACTCTTCAAGATGGAGATGAGTTACTGCATTTAGATGCGGCCT